CGCTGCACGCCTCAGGAGGTGTATGAGACGAAGCCGCCGTATGTGAGGGACCTGCTGCAGAAGCTCGGGGACATTATCCGGGAGCTGGACCCTGACTATTTCCTGAAGCAGTCGAGGAACGAGATCTGCTGTGTCGAGGGGAATATTGTCTTTGACGATGTGCGGTTCAGGAACGAGGCCGCGGAGATCAGGGCGCAAGGGGGGAAGGTGATCCGGATCCAGCACTCAGGGATAAGGCAAGACAAGCTGACAGGCCTGCAAGCCCGGCACATCTCGGAGACTGAGCAGGCGGAGATCGAGCCGGACATGGTGCTGAATGTGCATTACGGGAACCCGGAGCTGCTGCAGAAGACGGTCGAGATCGTGGCGAAGGGGATGAGGGAGAAATTTAACCAGGGCGAGAGTGTTTGAGGAAATTTAATGCGGCAGTTGAGCGGTCCCCCGAAGGGGGAACGCTATCATCAGGCGGCCCGGCCACAGACCGGAGCCTGAAACCAAACCACGTTTATTCCGGGTCGTAAATTTTATCCGGGATGATGCCGTTATTGTCAAAACGGAACGACAAGCTGAAGTGATTGCCGGGAATATTGTGAAAGAGGCTCTATGGCAAGGCGAGTGGGCGGCATATCGTAAGATCATTTCCTTTCTCTGGTATAGACAGCCTGAGAATGAAGAACTGCGAAAGATATTTGAGGAAATTTAATGTGACGGATGAGCTGCCTGTCTGGGGTCTGCTCGATCCGGTTGTTGGCGCTCCTGTCCCACGCCATAAATCGGGCGCACGCCCTCTTTCAAGGCTCTGCTTTGATATCCGTCACATTGGCGCTCGTTATGAATCTGCGTGTTACTCACGCACTATGAAGGTTTGAAAGGAGATTGATATGGCAAGAATATTTCCTAAAGCAAGGTTGGTTGAAGTGAAGATTTCCGGACCGGTAAAATTGAAAGGCAAGTGGCAATTAAAGCCACTTTATGCTCGGATGTCGAACGGGTCCTGTCTTTATATTCCCTTTCTCTGGTTACGATTAGGGTGGCGTATGCCGTGGTTGCCTGAAGCAGCCTATGAAATGGGATGGAATGCTGCGTGGAGACAACTCAATGGCATGGAATAATGAAATGGTGAAAAAATCTTTTTTTGTGAAACGGGGAGACAGGTATTTTCTGATTTTCAGAAAGTATATACGGTTGTCTGTGCGCGTCTCTCATGTAGGGTTTGGACTTGGATTCAATTTTGACACCTGGCAGGTCATGATCTTGGCAGGCATATTTTACTTAACAGTCGGCGATCATGGTGATTTTTATAGATAGCCGTTACACATCACTCTTGCGGGGGTATTATGGCTGAGGAGACGATTGCGGAGATCAGGAAGGACTCGAACTGGATCTTGCGGGTGAACCTTGTGGAGCGGTTTGAGGACAGGTTCACGATCGATATCAGGCTGTATTTCGACAACGGGAGGGGTGCGCCCAGGAGGACGGACAAGGGGATCGCGCTGGGTGAGAAGCGGCTGGATATGGTGCTGGATGCCATCGGCCAGGCAAGGGAAAAAATGAAAAAATACCGTGAGGAAAGAGGTAATTTGCTGGCGCAGAAGGGGAAGGACAATGTTGAATGCTGAATGCTGGATGATGAACGGTAACTGAATGCATCGTGGGTATATAAAGCTCTACCGAAAGTTGCTGGAACATCCTCGATGGACCGCAGATTCTTTTTCCCGCGCCCAGGCCTGGGTGGATTTAATCTTTCTCGCAAACTACAAAGAAACGCATTTTTGGGTGAGAGGAGTCCGGGTGAATGTACCCCGTGGAAGCCTTGCCTGGTCTCAAGTGTCACTTTCTGAACGCTGGAAGTGGTCAAGAAACAGGGTAATACGGTTTTTAAGTGAACTCTCAACGGATCAGCAGATAGAGCAGCAGAAAAACCGTGTAACTACGCTTATTAAAATAATAAATTACGAAGTATATCAGGTCAACGATACAACAGACGGGACAACAGACGGAACAACAGACGGAACAACAGACGGAACAACAGACGGAACAACAGACGGAACACATCTAAAGAACTATAAGAACTATAAGAAAGTTAAGAACAAAGAAGCGGCAGAAGTTTTCCTTCTGCCTGACTGGGTTCCGGCTGATCCGTGGAAGGCATGGCTGGAAGTGAGGAAGAAAAAGCGGGCGGTGAATTCACCTTACGCCCTGAAGCAGGCGGTCAAGGAACTGGAGAGTCTGAAAGGGCAGGGAGAGGACCTGGTAAGGGTGGTAAACCAGAGCGTTTACAAGTCGTGGACTTCGTTTTATAAATTCAAAGGCGGTGAGCAGGGAGGGAAAAATGATTGGTAAGGAACGGTTTAAGGCTGCCATGGACGAGGTGGAGGCGTTGATCGGGCAATCGATCAGCAAGGACCAGCGGATCGTGATCTTCAAGCGGATAGTAAATTACGACGAGGGTGATTTCATGAAGGCCTGCGACGATGAGGAATTCCTGAAGATGGCGACACGGTTCAAGTTCAATTATCCGCTCTTGAATGAATTTATCCAGAAGTACCAGGGGTTACGGCAGGCCGCTGCTGACAAGGAGCAGAAGAGGACAAACGACCTGGCGCTGCAGCGGCTGTTGAAGGACGAGAAGACACCGGCGGCAGTGAGGGAGTTCTTGCGGGGCTTCGATAAGAGAGAGATCCAGAACGCCAAGAAGGACAAGGCAATAGGAAAGCAGAGCCTGCATCATGTGGAGTAAAGGAGGCAAAGCATGAGAATTATAATTCCTGAAGAAGCAAAAAACCTCGTTGATGCGATACAAGATCTTCTGTTTGTTTACCGGACAGACCACGGCAGAGACCCAGACGCGATAGAACTTACAGGTAAACAGGTGGATGCGTTGCTCGCGACAACAACAGGGTGGGAATATCTTTTAATCAAGGGTGGTATTACGTATATTTTTGGTGTTCCTTTGGAGGTAAAGGCATGACCTGGGATGAGTTTGCGGCGGTGATAGGGGACGAGGAACTGGCGGAGAGGATCAGGATGAGATGTGCCGGAGAACAGCTGGAATTCCCTACGAGGAAGCCGGTGTTTGTGATGGTGCGGACGGTGAAGGCAGAGCTGAGGCTGAAGAAGACGTATGCGGAGATCGCCGTGACGCACGGACTGAGCGAGCAGACGGTGAGGAACTACGAGAAATGGCGGATGCAGGAGGACAGGCTCATCTCTCCGAACGGGAAAGAGTATAAAACCGGGAGGGGTTGAAAGAAATTAAAACTTTCCCCTAAAAGTTTGACTTTCATCTGTGCTACCTTGAATCCACGATGTTTAAATTTGCCCTCAGAAAAGACGGAAAAAACAAAGAAATAACAAACAAGCTGACAGGCGAGCAAACTGGCAAGCCTGCAAGCCTGCAAGCCTGCAAGCGACGGAGCCACCATGGCGAATCGTAATCCAAAACCAGGACCCGGAAGGCCGAAAGGCAGCGGCAACAAGACCCCTATCCTGATGCAGGAGATAGAGCAGATCGTTTATGAGCTCCCGAAGGCCGAGAGATTGAAGCGGCTGAGGGAATACCGGGATTTTTCTCAGATGCAGAACCCGCACCGGAATTTCGTCAGCCTGCACCTGGCAGCGGCGAAGCGGCAGGAGGAATCCGGGCAGGAGGACCTTTTTAATCATGCAGAGGAGCAGGCGATGATCGAACGCGGTGAACGTATGGCGGGCAATGTGCACGCTCCGGAGACGATGCAATGACGGGCGAACAGCATATACGCAGGCTGGAGGTGCTGAAGCAGAAGCGGGCGTTTATCGAGCCGTTTTGGAAGAAGGCCTTTGATGCGACGATCCCGCTGCGGGGCGCGCTGATCGGCCAGGACATGGCGGGCGACGATGCGCTTGCGGGGGCGCAGGCAGCAGCCGCGGAGATCTACGATTCGACCCTGCGCGACAGTGTGAATATCCTGGCTGCAGCTCTGCTTTCGGGCCTGACGCCGCCGAATTCACTCTGGCTGGACTTTAACCTGGAGACCGAGGACCAGGCGGGCAAAAAGTGGCTGAGCGAGTTTGCAAAAGGGATCTGGTCCGGAATTCACAACGCCAATTACGATGTGGCCGGGCTCGAAATCATCACGGATTATGTGATTGCGATGGCCTGCCTGTACGTGGAAGAAGGCGACCTGGGCAAAGGCAAGATGTTTAATTTCAAATCCTGGCCGCTGCATAGCTGTTTTTTTGCGGACAGCACAGGCAAGGGGATGGTCGATACGTTGTACCGGCCCTATGTGCTGACGGCGGAGCAGGCCACGGAAGAATTTACGGACGCCCGGTATCCGCTGAGCGAGGCAGTCAAAAAGGCGATGGACAACAACAAGCCGGACACGCCGTTTCAGTTCCTGCATGCGATCTACCCCAACCGCAAGGACAAGCAGATCAAGTTCAAAGTCGCCAGCGAGCACGTTGAGATACAGACAAAGCGGCTGGTGCGGAAATCCGGTTATGCGGAGCAGCCGTTTATGGTGCTGCGGGGCATGACGGTGCCCGACAGCGTCTATGCAACGGGGATCTGCGAAAACGGGATGCCGGACCATAAGACGGTCAATGAGTTGGTTAAGCTGGTGCTGAGCAACGCCGACATGGCGATAGCGGGCATGTGGGGGGCCGTGGATGACGGCGTGTTGAACCCCAAGATGGTGACGGTCGGCGCGCGGAAGATCATTGCGATGGCGAACAAGGAGAGTTTTTTCAGCCTGAAAAGCGGGGCGCAGTTTGATGTGAGCGCACTGGTGAAGAAGGACCTGCAAGGACAGATCAGACGGTCGATGAAGGCTGACCAGTTGCATCCGGACAACGAAGGGCCGGACATGACGGCCTATGAGATACGGAAGCGGACGGAGATGATCAACAAGCAGTTGATACCGCTGACAGGCAGGCTGCAGCCTGAGTTTCTGTCTGTGATGGTGGAACGATGCGCAGGGATTTTGCTGCGGGCAGCGGCTGCGACGAATTGGCAGAGGTTTATGACTTCACCGCCGCCTGATTCAGTTGCACAGCAGATTGCGACGATCAGCTATAAGTCACCGCTGGCGCGGTCGCAGAAGATCGATGAGGTGCATGCGATGGACGCATACGAGGAGAGGCTGGGTGCGCTGGCGCAGGCGGGCGTGACCGGGCCGATGGACCTGTATGACGTGGACTCTGCATACCGGGAAAAGTCTGAGTTGCTGGGCGTGCCGCAAAAGCATATCAGATCGCAAGACGATGTCTTGAAACTGAGAAAAGAAAGGGCAAAGGCTATGGCCGAGGCGCAAAAGCAACAGGCAGACCAGGAGATAAAGAAGGCGACGGCGCCGCAGATGATGAAAGGGATGGTGGAAAGTGGCACCGCGTAAATCACCCCTCACACAACCCTCTCCCTTTCAGGGTAAGGGCTTCACGGTGACAGCGCTGGATTATCTGAATCTCTTCCAGGCCAACCCACTGGGACTGAAGATACTGGCCGACCTGAACATACGGTTTTACGAAGGACAGATCCTGGTGCCGAACGATCCGGTATCAACTGCGGTGAATGTCGGGCACCGGAATGTTGTGCAGCATATCTATGATCAAATAGCGAAGGCGCAAGGGTAAAGGAGATATCATGGCGTGGAGACTGACTAAGGAAGGCTGGGTGCAGGAACCGAAGACCAACTCCGAACTTAAGGACTCCGAACTGAGCAAGAAAAAGGCTGAACAGACGGAAGGCGAAGAAGCAGAAGAGAAACCAATAATCAAGAGAGGAAAATCATAATGCCTGATCCAGTTTTACCGACACCTGACCCGAACGCACCGCCTGCAGCACCACCGGCAACACCACCGGCGGCAGCGCCTGACTCGAACGCGCCGCCGGCAGGAACGCCGCCTGAATCCGCACCCGCAGGGGATTTACTGCCCGGAGAGTTTACGGTGCCGGAGAAGTTCCTGGTGAAAAAAGAAGACGGCAGCATGGACTGGGAGGGGATCGGCAAGAAGGCGATCGCCGGGTTCAGCTGGGCTGAAAAGAAGATCGGCTCGGGCGAGATCCCGCCGGAGAAAGAGGACGGCTATACGCTGGACTATAAGGCCTTCCCGGAGGGCATCAGGGTAGATGCGGAGAAGGAGAAGGGCTTTCTTAAAATGATGCACGGCTTGGGCATGACGAACAAGCAGGCGCAGGGTGTAATAGACAAGTACGCCGGGATGCTGACGGAAGGGCTGCAGCTGCAAGGGAAGAATGTGGATGCGGACTATAACGGGGTGCTGACGGATGTGCAAAAAGAGTGGGGTGAGCAGGCCCCGGAGAAGAAGGCTGCGGTGAACGCTGCATTCAGGGCTCTGGCTGACGACCGGATGAAGGCTGATGCCGACAAGATAGGAAAGGACCTGAAGGCGACGCATAGGGCGCTCCTGAGCGTGCTTGCGAAGGTGGGAGCCGACTACCAGGAGGACAACCCGCCGGTAGGAGAAACCACCGGCAGCGGAGAGGCGATAGAGGAGTTGCAGAAGTCAAAGGCTTACTGGGACCCAACGGACCCTCAGCACGAAACGGTCAACAGAAAAGTGAAGGAGTATTACAGCAGGAAGTACGCGGAAAAGAAGTGAGCACCCCGTAAGGGGCCGCTTTGACCGCACCTGATAGCATGAGATAGCAGTAACCGGCCGTCCTTCCACGGGACGGCAGGAGGCCCACAAAGCGTGGAGTACTCCCGCAGGGGAGCCCGCAGTGCCAAGTGGAGGACCTTCGGAAATGGTGGAACAAACCAATTTCAAAGGAGGCCACATTATGGCGGAAGTAGAAAAAGCATTAGTCCAGCAGTTCAGCAGCAACTTCGGCATTCTCTCCCAGCAGAAACAAAGCAGGCTCGAAGGCTCGGTTACGGTCGAGTCCGGCATCATCGGCACCAGCAAGCGTATAGACGATATCGGCAGCAACGAGGCCGAAGACGTTATTGTGCGCGGGACGCCGCTGGGATCAAAGGAGCTCCCGCACCAGGGCAGGTATGTCGACCTGACGGATTCTGAATGGTGGTCGCATGTCTACCAGATGGACGCCCAGAAGATGCTCGCCGACCCGAAGAGCCCGTATCTGGGGCAGGGTGTGGCAGCGCAAAACAGAAAGAAGGACCTGCGTATTATTGCAGCGCTGGGCGGATCCGCACGGCAGATAAAGGCGGATGGAACGTCTGAGAACATCGTGCTGCCGGCGGCACAGAAGATCGCCCACAGCAACCTCGGACTGACCAGGGCGAAGATCGTTCAGGGCCTTGAGATCCTTGGGCTTGCAAACGCGATCGACGACGACGAGATGACGGACATGCTGACGCTGGTCATCACCCAGAGGCAGATCAGCGATGTGCTCAACGACGACAAGCTGACGAGCGCGGACTATAACGCCGTCAGGCTGCTCATGGACGCCAAGGTCGATGTCTTCCTGGGCGCAAAGTGGAAGAAGACGAACCTGCTGACCAAGACTGCGGGCATCCGGTACTGCTACATGTTTGTGAAGTCAGGATGTGTACTCGGCATCGGCAAGGAAATCGCCAGCAACATCACGGTGCGGGGCGACCTGCACGGCCAGCCGTGGCAGCCCTACAACTGGATGTCGACCGGGGCAGTAAGGCGCGAGGATGTGAAGGTCGTCGAGATCGCCTGCAAGGAAGAATAACAGCAGCATAAACCAATAACCATAGGGGTGGCATAACCCACCCCTGAACCCCCTCCCGGAGGGGACTATACGGAGGAAGACATGGCATTAACAACCGAAAAGAGCACACAGGAGACCGCAAGGACCGCAACGCCTCCGGTCAAAATGGCGGGACATGAGTACAACGGCCAGAAGCGGATATTCAATTTCGATTTCACTCAGGGCGCGGCAGCCGGAGACGCAAGCTCGCTGGCGAACCTGGTCACCATCCCGCCGGGCGTCTACCGGCTTCTCAAGAGGGAATCGCATTTAGTCTGCTCGGCGTTCGGCGCAGCACGCGTGCTGGACATCGGCTACCTGGCACACACCAAGGCAGACGGCACGGCAGTGAACGCCTCACAGGACACGATCCTCGACGGCGCGGATGTTTCCGCAATCGCAAACGTGCAGTGCGGCACAGGGACCAATGGACTCGGCACCAGCCCGTCGATCTTATTTGACAGCAAAGAGGGCGTCACCATCCAGGCCATTTGCCTGGCCGCTACGCTTCCTGCAGGGGCAACACTGAAGGGCTATTTTACCGTCGTACCGTTATAACAATCAACCCGCAAGGCCGGTGAGGGCATTTATTGAATGTCCGGCCCGGCCTTCCGGCTAACGCTCTACATGGAGACTGAATGGCAACGTCGAAGGTAGATATCTGTAGTGTAGCGCTCTCGATGCTGGGGGATGAGGCCATAGCGTCGTTTACGGAAAATACGAAACGGGCAGGACTCTGCGCGAAGCTCTGGCCGGCTGCCCTGGATACGATACTCAGGCTGCATCCATGGAACTGCGCTATCAGGCGTGTAGCCCTGGCGCCGTTGACAGACGCACCGGTGAGCGAGTACGCGGTTGCCTTCGAACTCCCTGCTGATTGTCTCCGGCTCCTTGAGGTATACGGCATTACGGATTACCGACTCGAGGGAAGGACGATACTCTGCGACGCAGCCGCGGTTACAGTCCGGTTTGTCTACCGCGACGAGGATGCGGCCTCATACGATGCGCTTTTGACTTCTGTGCTGCAAAACTACATGGCGGTCCTGCTGGCGTACCCGATCACGAAAAGCAATGTTACGGCTGACGCGATAAGGAAGCAGTTTTCAGAGATGCTGAAGGCCGCAAAGGCGGTGGACGCGCAGGAAGAGCCCGGACAGACGTTCGGAGATTTCCCGCTTCTCAACGCGAGGCGCAGTTAAATGCCGAAGGTCCCGATCATCCAGACGAATTTTTCAGGGGGCGAGAGTTCGCCGTTTTTGCGCGGACGCGTAGACATCCCCCGGTATAAGGCCAGCTGCGAGGTCCTCTATAACATGATCGTACTCCTGGCAGGAGGCGCTGCGCGCAGACCGGGGACGCGGTTTGTCTCCAACGCAGGTACGGGGATTACGGTGCGCCTTATGCCGTTTCAGATCTTCAATCGGGATACCGCCCCGCCGCAGTCGCTTGGCTATACGGTCATATTCCGCAGTGATGAAAAGATATGGTTTGCCGTGGCCGGAGCGGTCATAGGGAATGAGGGCGGCGTACCTACTGAGATTACATCTCCTTATGCGGACGGGACGGATTTATCACTGCTCCGGTACGACCAGGGGCCTGACAATAATTTGATTATCACACACCCGGATTACGCGCCGCAGGAACTCAAACGCATCACAAACACCAACTGGACGATCGGCGCATGCCCAATAAAATCCACTCCGCTAGCGCGCCTGGCATCCCTTTCGCTTCCCCTCTCGGACCAGCCGAAGCTCTGCTATGCGGAAACCGTGCAGCCCCACGGGTTTGCAACAGGCATGAAGATACGCATCAAGGGAGCTACGGAGACAGAGTATAACGGCCTCTTTCGAATCACCGTAGAAAGCCCTGAGATTTTTACGTACAAGATAACCGGCGCGCCTGAGACGCCTGCCACCACAACGACCGAAATGACTGCGGGCATCGGCATCGCCTCAATCACGCGCGTCAACAATACGGCAACGGTCACCACAGACAAGGACCATGAATTTGAAACAGACGATTACGTGACGATCGAGGACGCCGGACAAGCCGACTATAACCTATCGGCAAAGATCACGAAGATCAGCGAGACGCAGTTCAGTTACACGGTTGCGAACAACCCGACCACGCCCGCCACCGGCACGATCTTCTGCACGAGAATGGCGAGCCTGCCGTTTACCAGTGTGACCGGATATCCGCAGGCGGTGGGCCACTATCAGCAGCGCAGGGTCTATGCCTCCAACCTCTACAACCCGTTTACGCTCTGGCTGTCGAAAAACTACGCGCTCACGAATTTCCGCATTGATGTCAAACACAACTCTGCCATGCAGATGGGCATTGCCGCGGCCAAGACAGACATCATGCATGTTGTCTGCGGCAAGCAGATCGCGGTGCTGACCAGGGACAGGGAGTTTGTTGTCGGCCCTGCAGACAAGGGAGCGCTCGCGCCGACGAACATCGACATAGCAGGCTATGGGCGGAACGGCTCAGGCCTGGCCAGACCGGTGATGGTGGAGCAGGATGTATATTTTGCAAACCGCGACAGCACACAGATACGGGCGTTCGGTTATCACTTTGAAAGCGATTCCATGCGCTCGAGGGATATCTCGTTTGTCTCCGAGCACCTGACGGCCAGGGGCATTGTGCAACTGGCATACAGTCCGCAACAGGACCTGGTCTATATTGTCTGCGCCGACGGCACGTTCCTGACGTTGACCGTGAACGCGGAATATGAGGTGATGGCCTTTGCGCAGCATGCCACCGATGGCTTGGTCAAGGACCTGATCGTCACACACAATCAGGGTCATGACGAGGTTTGGCTGGCAGTCGTCAGGACGATAGGCGGCGTGGCAAAGACCTATCTCGAGGTGATGGACGACACGCTCAACACCGACTGCGCCGTGGTTGACACGGACGCGGGCAAAGCGACCTGGGACGGACTGGGACATCTCGAAGACAAGACAGTGGATGTCCTGGCAGACGGCATAGTCATGCCGCAGGAGGTTGTCGATAACGGGCAAATCACGCTGCCGCGCAACGCAGAGGCTGTGGAGATAGGCTTGCATTACTATTCAAAGATAAAGGACCTGCCGCCGGAGTTTCAGGGAGGCCTCGGCACGGTGCAGGCCGCGCAGGTGTCGGTCAACAAAGTGAGCGTGCGGCTGAAGGATTCCCTCGGCTGCACCATTAACGGAGAGATTATCCCCTTCAGGAAATTCGGCGAGGACATACTGGATGCTCCCATCGAGCCGTTTACCGGGGACAAGGAAGCAACACAGATCGGCTGGGAACGGGGCGGCGGGCAGGTGGAGATCGTACAGGACCAGCCGCTGCCCTTTACCGTGCTGGCAATCATCAAGGAGGTATCGGTCAATGCCTGAGACCTCAAGCATCAGTAACTCAAGCAACTCAAGTAACTCAAGTAACTCAAGCAACTTCGTACTGCGTGAGGCCACGATTGAGGACATGCAGGACATGCTCCGCATAGGCCGGGAGTTTTATGAGTCGATCGAGCTGAACCGCTGGATACCGTTTGAGCCGGTCTCTGCAGAGCTGCATTTCAGACGCATGATCGCCGGGGACGGGGCGATGATATTGCTTGCGCTCAGGGACGGCCTGATCGTCGGCGGCATCGGCGGGATGCTCTCACTCTGTCCGTATAACGACGACCATATCATCGGCACAGAGTCGTTTTGGTTTATCAGCCGCGAACACCGGGGCAGCGGCAGCCTGGCAATCAGGCTGGTCAAGGCCCTGGAGCAATGGATGGACGAGCGGGGCGCGACCGTGAAGGTCTTTGCGTCCATGCGGACGCTGAATTTCGAGCAGGTCACGCGCGTGTACGAAAAGCGGGGCTACTCATGTCTGGAAGAACACTGGGCAAAGGGGAAGGAGGAATAGCATGCCGGCAATCAGCACGATCATCGCGGTCGGGGCGCTACTCGTCGGAGCAGCAGGCACGGCCTACAGCATCACCGAGCAGAAAAAGGCGGCTGAAGAGGAGCGGGAGCAAAGGGAAGAACAGGCAGACCTCGAAAAGGAGCGCGGCAGGAGAGAAGCGGCAGCCATACGCAAAAAAGGAGAGTTGCTCCTGGGTGAGCAGGCAGCGGCCTTCGGAGCTTCAGGGGCAATGCTTGCAGGCACGCCCGAGGCACTGCTGGCACATACGGACACGTTAAGCGAGATGGACGCGCTGCAGGCCCTCAGGGACGCCGACAACCGGGCGCGTTTTCTTATAGACGAGGGCGAACAGGCCACCCGGGCGGCGGATTCGTATGCAGTCGGCGCAAGCCTCAGTTTTGCGGGCAAGGCAGCCGGGACCGGCTACGACCTGTTCAGCGCAAAGGCAAGCAGTGCGCCGGGCAACGTTCCGCTTTGGGGTGATGAGGTCGTGAAAAAAACCAAGAGTTACAGTTTTGCGGATACCACGAAGATCAATGACAACTTTAACCTGATATAAAAGGGAGGATAGATAATGCAAAATTCTAAATTTAAAATTCAAAATAGCGGACTTCTTTTAATTTTGATTTTTACACTTTGCTTTGTCGGATTTGCAGGAGCTACGGTCGGCTATGTGACCAAAAGCATCACGGCGCAAAACACGTTTTCGGAGGCAGCCGCAATGCAGGGGTATTTCAACCTGTCGCTTTCCGGCACGTGGGACGCCACGGTCACGGTGCAGCGGTCCTATGACTCAGGCTCCACCTGGGTTGATGTCAAGACGTTCACGGCAAACACCGAAGAAGTCGGCTATGAGCCTGAAACCGGCGTGCTGTATCGCTTTGGAGTAAAGACCGGCGCGTTTACCTCAGGAACGGTGGTCGGGAGGATAAGCAGATGAGAATTGCGGATTTCGGATTTTTGATTGCAAGGATCAGCATACTCCTGATACTATGCACGGCTCCTGTCGATGCGGGAGTCTTCGACCGGGTGTTCGGCGGAGGCGGCACCGGAACCGGCGCATCGGTTTCAGACGAGACGTATAATGCGACGACCTGGAATGGAGTAACAACGGACGCGCCCTCAAAGAACGCAGTCAGGGACCTGATCGAAACCGGCACACTCGATAACCAGATAGCGGCGGAAGTGCCGGTAACGCCCTCCGGAGCTATGGCGGCAGATGATGTCCAGGAGGCGCTGCAGGAGATCTACGCAGACAAGGAATCGGCAACTTCCAACGACTTTGATCCGGACAGACTTGCAGGCGACACAACCGACGACAACATGATAGATCCTGATCTCATCACTCCTCAGGCAGCGGCAGGAGTAGCGGTAACGCCCACAGGGGATCTGGATTCCAGTGATGTCCAAAATGCATTGGAAGAGATCTATGCTGAAAAAGAGTCGGCAACTTCCGACGACTTTGATCCGGACAGACTCGCAGGCGACTCGACAGACGACAACAAGATAGACGCAACACTTCTCCGCGCTACCGTATATGCCGGAGCTCCTACGGCAAACGACGACACCGGAGACGGGTACACCGTCGGCTGGACATGGATTGATACCACAACCGCCTGCAAGTGGATCGCAAAGGACGTGACCCTTACAGCCGCAATATGGGTGAACCAGTGCAGGCCTCCTTTGCAGGAAGACTATATTTTGCTCGGGGGCAGTGACGGTTATGCCGCCCCGTCCAGCGTTCTGCCTATAAGCTCCTTGTCCGATGATGTGTATTTTGAGAATGCCACCACCCCAACGAAACAGATGGAGTTCGATCTGTCCGGTCTTGCTGCGCACAAGATAACCCTTACCCCCAAGGACAAGAACTATATTGTGGGTGAGGATGGCGTTGCTCCTGCAGGCGCATCCCCGACAACCGATGCAGCCGGGGAATTTGCAGTAAGAACAGGGGCGGGAGCAGCTTCAGGAGTGCAGTTCTACGGCAATGCTTCGCCGGGCAGCGCTTTCCTGCCTGCCTATCAGTCCAAATGCACCACAATCGCAGCCGCTACAACAGCAAGCGATTATATGGTCGAACAATTCCCGTATGCGATAACCATACGGCAGGCAAGAGTTACGCAGCGGGGGGCCACTAATGTCGTAGGTCATTTCGACGAGTGCGACAGCGCAGCGGCGGGCTGTGCGGGAATAGACGGCGCAACAGACATCACAGCCACTACGACACAGACAGACGATGGAACGCTCAGCAATCCTTCCATAGACGCAAACGATGTGATCCAGTTTCATACAACCTCAGTCTCAGGTACAAATACCGATTGCATGGTCTGTATTTACTATACGGTGAACTGATGAAGAAAATATTAATTATATTATTCCTCTGTCTTCTTCTCCCCACTATCGCCACTGCTGACGGGTTGATTATCAAAACAGCCGGAGGCGGAGGGGGAGACTCCTGTACTGGGGGGCTTCTTTTTTCGTGGCATTGTGAATCAACTACCGTAACCAGTGGTACTCCGCAGGGGTGTTCTCTGGGGGATGATTTGGCTACGGGTTATTCAGCAGCAGCCATCAACAGCGATGTGGTGCAGGACGGTACATATTCTTGTGACTTCCCAACGTCAGGGGACTACTATGGTTTTACTGTGTCAAACAGGGATATTGCGGATGAGAGGGCGGGAACCGCTATTTTTTATCTTTACCTGAACACCTTTGTTGCGAATACTTGGGTTTTTAACTTGCAGTATAACGAGGACACGGACAGGATTCTGGTCTATCAGGAAGCAGGGACATACAACAGGCTTAAACTTTTATATGAAGGGCAAAACTCGCTCATCACAGCCTTTACAGCCAATACATCGAATATCCCTACCGGACAGTGGTTGAAGGTAACAGCAAAGTGGTCTTATGCAGCCGTAGGGGGCTTACATCTTTCCATCAGCTATAACGATGCTAACACAGGAACCTCCAGTAGTGCCTTGAATACCATGACGGGAACTCCCACTACCCTCCATATTGGAAATGCTAAAACGTACTCAGGAGATTTTGCGATAGACAATATAAAGATTTACAATTCTTGGTTATAGGAGAAAAATGAAACAATTATTTTTTGTACTATGGTTTCTGCTCAGTGCCTCAACAGTGGCGTCAGCAACAACATTGTATGTCTATCCAAATTGCTCCGGGAAACCGACCCCTTGTTATACCACGCCACAGGCAGCAGCCAACATAGTAAATCCGGGGGATACGGTTATTGTCGGTAATGGTACATATACAGGCGGAAGCACTTACGTATTAAGTATTAATCGGGCCGGGACATCATCCAACTGGATTACCTTCAGGGCTGAGAATCAGTGGGGGGCTGTCCTCGATGGCAATAACTTTGCATCAGGGTACGGGATACAATTCGGCGATAATGCCGCTTATTTAGTCGTTGATGGTTTGGACATCAAGAACACGGGCAAGGACGGCCTGCGTTTCTTCGACGGCTCACACGATATCACCGTTAAAAACTCTCTAATACATGGCATGAATCACAGGGTAGATTGCGTGCTTGACTGCGGAGATGATGTTTGCGGTAAGTCAGGCGTTTACACTGCAAGAGTTGGTTCGCAAGGGGCTGCGAATTACGTTTTGGATTCCAATGTATTCTATGATATCGGAAGGACGTCGGCGGGTGTCTGCGATCTTTATGCTTTTAACCATGACCACGGGCTCTACACTAATGCGGATTACGTCTGGATTGTAAATAATATCTTCTATAACAACCTTGCAGGCTACGACATAACAATAGCCAACAGCGCAGGGCACTATTACATATACAATAACACTTTTGCCTCCCCTGTAAATCCTGGCAGGGATGGTGTTATATACACCGACATCAGCAACGCTTATATCCTTGTCGAAAACAACATCTTCTACCTCAGTGAATCTAACGGGGAGTTCGCGGTTCGAAACGTGGGGACGGACACGAACAGTACCTTTAAAAATAACCTGCTTTACAACCCCTCAGGCAGTATCGGGACTCACACAACCTCTGGCAACAACACAGGTACGCCGGGAGGTACTGGGGGATGGACAATCTCAGGGAATCTTACAAGCAACCCCTTATTTGATGATGCCTCTGGACATGACTATCGCCTTCAGTCAGGCTCACCCGCTATCGGACTTGCCAATACCTCAACAGCGACAGCGACAGATTATATCGGGATACCGAGAGACGGAGACCCTGACTCAGGTGCCTACGAGTATGCTGCGGGCGGAGGTGACACAGAAGACCCCACAGTGCCGACAAATGTTGTTGCAGCGGACACAGGGACAACGACCATGTCTGTCACGTGGTCGGCCTCAACTGACAATGTAGGGGTTACTGGTTACAAGGTTTACCGGGACAGTGTTTTGATCTATTCAAACGTCACAGGCACTTCCTTTTCTGATTCCGGGTTGACCGCTGATACTCAATATTCCTATCAGGTATCGGCACACGATGCAGCCGGGAATGAATCCGCCTTGTCTGCACAAGGCTCTGATTATACCGACCCTATTGGTGGAGGAAGCACAAACTACAACGTCATATTTGGCAAGTCAACGGTTAAAAACACCTGCGATAATTTCTCCGCAGCCAACTCCTTATCGGTAGGGGATTTTCAGACATGGAAAATGATGTACGACTTCTCTTATCTCTATGTTTGTGTGGCCTCAACGGATACCAACGTCGTTGCGGATTGTGCAAGGGACGGGAATTGTTATGCCGATGACTGCATCGAGACAAGGTTTTCCCCGACATATAACATTACGTCTGCAATGATTTCAACGGATATTGCTCTGACGATTGCAGCCAACAACCAAAAATACGATTACAGCGGCGCCGGAGAGAAAGACATTCCCCTGTACTCTCAGGTTACCATTTCTCCCTCCGGGTATGTTATCTGGGCCAGGATCCCGCTGAGCAGCATTACTTCCATAATCCCCAAGGCAGGTACTGTCTGGGGTTTTCTTGCCTCAGAAACACAGGGAAGTCAACAAACGTATGTCCAGAAAGCATGGCCTTTAGGCATCAGCAATTATGCAAATCCTTCTCTCTGGGGACAAGTGACCTTTGGGGCCCCCAGCAGAGGATATCTGACAACAAAATAACTTTCTAAGGAGGAAGTAAAATGAAAAGATTACTCAGTGGGTTTTTAGCAGTACTGGTTTTGGCAATGGTGGTTCTTTTTGCAGGACAGGCACAGGCGGCGTCTTTTGTGAAATTCTATGACGCTGTTGAGCAGATGTTTTCAGCAAAGCATGACTTTACGGCCTCCGGCCATGTTATCAAGGTCTATCTGAGCAACGCCGCCCCCGATCAGGCCGCTGACACTATCAAGACCGATCTGGCCGAAATTACCATGACAAATGAGTCCAACCACGGGGCTGGAGGGTGCGATATCCAGAATACCCTTTCTGAAACAACGGGCACGGCCACGGTTGCAGGGACGGACTGCGTGTTTCTGGCCTCGGGGACCCTGGGGCCGTTTCGCTATGTGGTGCTTTACAATGATACCCAGACAAGCCCCGCTGATGCGCTTCTTGGTTATTGGGACTATGGAGCCGCAGGGGTGACCTTGAATGCCGCCGAGACCTTCACCGTAGATTTCAGCACGTCGATCCTCACGCTGCAATAAATGAAAAGGCTGCTGCTTATCATAATCGGCCTGAGCTTTGCGGGGTGTTGCCCGACGAAGTTCTGTCATCATGCAGTCATCTACCAGGACGAAAAGGGGCAGGCAATTTATTGCACGACAGACCCAAAGGAGATCGATACCGTTCCGGCGAAAAGGCATTTCAGGATAAAAGCGGAAAGCGGAAAATTGTTCGGGAAATAAACGGTGAAGAGGTATATCTAAGCAAAATGTTACAGGATAATTTATGAAGAATAAAGTCATACGGTGGCTATCAGCTTGTGGTTTTTTGCTTGCTGTAGTCCCTCATGTATTCGCTGCACACACCTACGACACCAAGGCGCAGACCACAATGTTTACTTCTCCTAATCCGAGGATCTTGTCTTATACCTGCGGTTCAGGAACAACGTTGCTTGTTGTGATGATTCAGCATCTCCAAACGTCCCGGACAGGCGGCGCACCTACATATAACAGCGTAGCGATGACACAGGTGGGGGCTGAAGTCCTCAATGCTCAGGAGGTGGGCGTTGAGATGTGGTACATGATCGATCCGCCGACCGGAGCGGCACATGACATCAGTGTCCCCAATACCGGATCGCAAAATATACAGGTCAATGCCGCATCCTTCAAGGCGCAGGCAGGAGCTACTTCCGCACTTGACCAGAATACCTCGACGAATGTGGATGGAGCAAATCCCTCGCTGAACCGCACTACGACCGTGGATGGGGATGTCTGCATAGATGTCCTTGGAGATGGGTATACATCCCCTCCTTCAGCAAGGACACACACCTTGCTCTACACAGACGATCCAGGCGCATTCTCTTATGAGACTCAGTATGCCCTCCAAGGCTCTTATGGACTTATCACCATGAGCCATACAGTAGCGTCCGACGACGTAGCCATGATAATGGCCTGCTTTAAGGAGGTATTAACGCAAAAAATCCTGACTGCGGAATCAGGCAGCTATACTCATACGGGGATAAGCGCAACGCTCAAAACAGGAAGGGCAATAACGGCCGCGGCAGGTTCTTTTTCCTTTACCGGGACAGACGCGTCGTTTCATAAAGGATTTCAGATAGCGGCAGATTCAACTTCCTATTCCTTAACAGGCAGCGACATCACCTTCAAAAGAACATACAACTTTACTGCTGAAAGCGGTCCTTACACATGGACAGGCTCCTCGGTGGAACTGCATGTTCCCATGCCCCATATTCATGCGGACGAGGGAGCGTATGCCTATTCAGGTTCGGCGGCTACACTAAACTATAATCGCAAAATTCAAGCTGAAACAGGCATTTACTCGCAGAGCGGGGACGAGGTTGCTTTAATTACACAGAGAAAACTATCAGCCGACAGTGAGACCTATGCCTGGACAGGTTCTGACGCAACACTGCAAGGACCAGCAGCCGGTGAAATTTTAAATGCAGAAAGCGACTCTTACGCATACCTGGGGGAGGATGCAATACTGAAAGCGGACAGAAAGATTTCGGCAGATCTGGCTTCATACGAGATGGCCGGAACGGACGCAACATTGAACAAGACCTATGTGATGGTTGCCGGCGCGGGGAATTACTCATGGAGCGGACGTCCTGCAAATCTCGGCGACACTGAAGAACAAGATACTCTAATGGGAGGTGGACTGATGGACGGGGTGACATTGCCATGAACATACACGGCTATAAGACAAAGGCGGGGATCGCCGGGCTACTGGCGGCAGGTGCGACGGCGCAGGTGAGCATGGAGTGGGCGGTCACGCTGTTCTGCTGCAGCCTGGCAGCTACGTTTTGGGGGCTGTATGACCGGGGCCGGAGGAACAGCAGGGAGAACTCCGACCGCATCAGGGAGATGAAGGACAAACTGAAAAAGGGGAGGTTAATGTAGATGAGCAAACTTGTTTTGCAACTACCACTGAAAGACCAGAACGGCGGAGATCCCCGGGGCTGCAACAATCCAAAACTGATAACCGGGGCAGCTACGACCACAATATTTGAGTCCGACGGCTATTTTATGGGAGGCATGATCTGGGGGGACGTTGACGGCGGGACGCTCTACTTCACCGACATCGATGATCAGACCATCCCCGGCATACCGAACAACGCCGCGAAGGGCAAGCTGGACTGGCCGGGCAGGCTGGAGGGCGGCGAGATAGAGCTCAGGAACGGGCTGAAGGTCGTCACGGAAAACTGCGTGGGATTGGTTATGAGCATCTATTCGAGGATATAAAGGAGGAGGGATGATGATTGAATAATCCAGAGACTTTCAGGGAACTGGTAAACCACTATCTCGATATTCATACCGACATGATTAAGATGCTGATGTTCGGCATTATGGGATTCCTCGGCGGGGTAGTGAGAATATGTGGGCATACCGGGAAATGGCCTTGGCGACGGATAGTATCCTCATTACTCATGTCTTTATTCGCTGGTTCCCTGACAGGTGCGATCATTCATAACCATCTTAGCGACCCTATGTATATCGGGGCTGTGTGCTCTCTTGGGGGATATGTCGGACAGGAAACGCTTGTTATTGTCGCTCGGTTTGTAGAGAAGAAAACGGGACTGAATTTTAACGTGGGGGACAGGAAATGACCGACCGCAACCTCATAGAGATCCACGACAAGATCATGCGGAAGCTGGCAGAGGGATCATGTGAGAACTGCAACCTCTACAAGATTTATAAGGGTCCGGCGTTACTGGACAAGCACTGTCAGCAATGCTGTTCAGAGGAGAAGAAAACAGATGACGCTTAGAGAGGCCAGATGCCTGTTTACGAGGCTGATCAGTCAGCACGTCATTGACCTCTGCCTGGCAGGGTATGACGTCGCCTATGATGAGGTCACCGAGCGGATCACGCTGAAGGACCCGACCTCCGACCACATGAAAAACAGCCTGCATCACAAAGGGCTGGCAGGGGATCTGCTGCTTTATAAGGATGGCAAATACCTCGATAAGACAGAACAACACAAGGCAAGCGGAGAACTCTGGAAAACAAGGCATCCCCTCTGCAGGTGGGGCGGGGAATTCGGAGACGGAAATCACTACTCGATAGAATGGGAGGGCAGGAAATAATGAAACAACTTATAGCATTGCTTAAAACCCTCATGATGAGGGATTCAGACCCGGAAGACATTAACAAGCCGTGGTATCGGCGCAGACGGACAGTCATGAAGATCCTCGCGGTAGTTGGCTTTGGCCTGTATTACAAATGGGGGCTTGTTTTAGACAACGATATGAAGGATATGATCATAGACAACTACGAAGTCATTACAAGCAGTGTTGAGGCTCTGGTAGCCGCTGGAATAGCAGTCTACGGCGTTGTCGGGAGCATTGTCGGGCAGAGGAAACAGACGAAGAAACTGGAAGCTGTGATTGCATCCTGTGTTGACCCGGTTACTCCGGCTGTCTCACCAGCGAAGCCGGGGGATTGACTATATGTTAATTCAAGTGCATTTACAGGACAGAAAAACCTTTGAATCAGAGTTCGTAGAACAATTTGAAATAGCAGAAGGTGAAAGTGGACACCACCGCGTCAAGGAAATACTTGATAAACACGGTGCGCCTCCCGAGGGCAAGCAGTGGCTTGTGTGCAATGAGACATCAGAATACTTTAAGTGGATGAAGGCAAAATGACTCCAAATCAGATATACGCAATCGCAACGGTGCTATCCCAAAGCCCCTGCTTTGACGGTGAAGGCAAAGACGCCATAGAACTGGCAGAGAAGATTGCGAAGGCCATCGATGACGCCTGAAGAGATGGATAGGATCATGGAACGGGAACGCAAGGGGGCTGTACGCTTCTGGACGGCACGATTGCGCGAAAAATACGACCAAAGGGTTACTATCCCTGTCTTCCAGTTTTTTATAGACAAGGGCAAGATCAGGGCGAGGATTTCAGACAGGATAACGAGGTGGTTGAAATGATCGAACTCAAACCAGGCGATCAATTTTTCCTTATTCAGAATAAGACTATTCTGCAAAAAGGCATTAACCTTATTCAGAGTTTCTGGGCCTGGATCGGAGGAAGAGACAAATCGGAATCTCCTCATACGGGTACTATTCTCAATGAATGGGGAGATACCTTCGAGTCCCGTTTCAAGATCGGCACCTACAATATGAAGGATTACAAGGGATGTAGAATAAGGATTTACCGTGATGACCGCATGACCATTGATAAGCATAAGAACGGCTGGGCTGCTATTAAGATATATGAAGGGCTGATATATCCAGTCCACAGGCTTCCTTACTTTATCGCTCCCGGCATGGCTGAGACATTGCACATCATCCCTGTACCTGTATGCAGTGAAAATGCAGGCAAGTACCTTTTCTGTGCGAGGATAAGGCCGCTTCCCTATTGGGGAACTGACGTTGATGAACTTGAGGACTGGTGGAAGGCCAATCCTCACGGAAAACTGATCTACAATGACATCTGGAAATAGAGGTGACCCAATGAAAAATATTTGCATTGCGAGGACTACATGAGGATACCGAGCGCAGATGAGATCTTCGGCTGGAGGCTCCCGGACGTTGTACCGACCAAGGCGCCGCGCAGGGGCAATGACTACGTAGCGCAGGGGCTTTCGGACCTGTCAGGCGGGGTGATGAACATCGCCGACAAGCAGTTCGGCAGGGAAGAACGCCGCCGCGTCAAGACGGAAAACGCGCAGCTGCAGGCCCTGACTATGGCGCATGAGGCCGCGCTGGAGGACGAAAAGAAGGGCATCTTGCTGGACGCCTCGATCCCCGACGAGGCCAAGTATAAGGCCCTGGAGGGCAAAGGCACCGAGCTCGCGAGGGCGAAGCTGGCCGGGCTGCCGCCGGAAGTGGCCGAGCAGTTTGCGGCAGGCCACGCGGAGCTGATGCTGCGGTCAAAGAAGCAGTTCAACGCCTTTGAGGTGCAGCAGGTAGAGACTGCCAGGCGCCAGAAGGAGCAGGCCGAGCTGCAGGCGGGCATTGTCCAGTATAAAAACGATGTCGCACGCACGCTCGACGACATCCTTGCAGACACTGAGATCCGCGACGAAGACAAGATGAACAAATTCCGGGAGCAGGCCGACAAGATCAAGGGCGAGTGGGGCGAGAAACTGGGCAGCGACAAGGCCGTGCTGCTGGAGCCGGTGCACAGTGACGCAATCGCCGACGCCGAGCGCGGATATAGGAAATACCAAAAGCAGGTCTACCTGGACACTGCGCGGGCAAGCGGCGCGGCAACCGTGGAGGAACTGGTCCGCAGGGCTGCCACCGGTCCGCAGGGGATGAAGGAGGCATCGGCCTTATTCAACCAGATCGATCTGTACGGCTACAGCGAGCAGGAAAAACAGGGCATGAAGCAGCAGTTCCTCGAGACGATCACGCTGAACGAGGCGTCACGCCGCATCAATGCCGGTGATTATAACGGTCTTCTGAAGGACCTGAAGAACAAGGACTATCTGCCGGATATGGACCCGCATGTGCGTGTCGGGGTGATTGCAAAGGTGCAGACGGACATCGAGCAGGAAAAGCGGCGGCAGATCGCCGAGGCCAAGGCGGCGACGGCGGAACGGAAGGCGAACCTGCGGGACCTCCTCGATGTCTATGAGCAAAAGAAGCTGGCAGGCCTGCCGATAGACCTGAAGGACGAGGTAAACATAGCCAGGGCGCTGAAGGAATTCCCGCTGCTGGCGGAGAAGTACAAAGGCATCAAGGAAAAGGGCGAGAGCTTTGCCTTCAGGTCCGAGCAGTTTGCCAAGGACCCGCTCACCTTCGGGGCAGCGGTACTCGGCTATCAGATCAAGCCCCTGAGCATGACAGACCCGAACGTCCTGGCGCAGCAGCTCACGGCAAGGCTGGAGGTCGGCAAACGGATCAAGACGATGCGGTTGATCGAAGAAATCCGCCCCGGGGAGCGTATGACGGACAACAACATGAGCTATACGCCGGTGCTGACCACAGAGGAGGCCACGGGCCTGTCTGCCCTGCTCAAGACGCAAAAAGACGGCGGGGTGCAGTTGATCGGCAGCCTCCAGAAGATCGTCGGGCAGTCGGGCATGGCAGGCATAGCCCAGCAGATTGCGGACAAGGACAGCCAGAGCGCCATGATGATCGGATTGACCGCCGCAGGCAAGACAGCCACGGCAAAGACGATCAGCGAGGGACAGAGGCTGCTCCGGGAGAAGGCGGTAAAACTTCCCAAAGATGCTGACCTGCGGGGACTCTTTGACGGCATGATCGGCGACGGCATGCTGGGGCAGCCGCAGAACCAGGAGGCGCATTTCAAGGCCTTCCAGTCATTCTATGCGGCAGAGTCAGGACGGCAAGGCGACACCCTGGGAGAGGACATTGACAAGACCAGGGCGGAGCAGGCGTTCAAGGCGATCGTCGGCGACATTGCCAACATCCATAGCAAGAAGGTGGTGCTGCCCGAAGGCTACAGCGAGGACCGTTTCAAGAACTCCGTCAGGAAGATCGACAAGGCCTTTGTCTCGGCGCTCTCCGGAGGCGGGGTGCAGGGCTTCACCAACGAAGACGCAGCGGAGATCATCCGGGACGATGCCCGCTGGCATGTGACCAACAGGCCGAACATCTACCGCGTGGAGGTCGACGGCAGATATCTCATGACCAAGGGCGGGAGTTTAGTGGAGGTGATGTTTAAGTGATTAATTTATACGAAGAGGACCTGCCCGAGCGGGACATCCTCACCGGCAAGCCGACGGGGGCGCTGAAGGCCGCAGGCATGGGCCTGATGAAGGGCGGGGTGAATATCGCCAAGGCAGCTACGATCCTCGGCTACAGCCACGGGGGAAACACCGAAGGCAGCCGGGAGATGATCTGGAATTTCTACGAGGACTATATCAAGCCCGCAGAGAAGTACTGGAGTATCGACCCGGAGACGACCTCGCAGGCAGGCCAGATATTCCACGGCATAGCCCAGATCGGTATACCGCTGATGTTCGGGCCTGCGGCAATGCCTGTCCTGATCGGCGAGACCACGATCAACACAGCAGCGGACCTGATCGACCAAGGTGTCGACGAAAAGACGGCCCGCAAGGGCGCGATGCTCGCGGGGCTTGCGACCGCGGCGATGGTGAAGATACCGGCAGCAGGCAAGACACTTGCGCGCACCCTGGGACTGGTCGCCGCAAACCCGATAATCGGCGCAGGACAGACAGAGATCACGCGGCAGCTTCTGGAGAGCGAAGGCTTCACAGAGCAGGCGAAACAGTATGACCCGTTAGATCCCGTAGGCCGCTCGGTCGATGTTGTCATGGGCCTGGCCTCCGGGATGATGCACCATGCGGGTATCAGGAAGGCAAAGAAGGCCTTTGAAAAAGGCAAGGCCGGAATGGTGACCAACCTGGATACTGTGCTGAACAATGCCGAGTACAACGATTATCTGAAGACCCTGCCGATCGAGGCAGAGGACGCCCTGAACATCATCCGGCAGCATCAGCAGAAGATCCGGCAGACGCCGTTTGACACAAAGGCCCCGGCACAGATGCGGCAGCACCTCGACGCGATGAACAAGGCCCTGGCGGACTTAACAGAGGACAGACTGGTGGATGTTACAAAAGAGGCGCGTCCGGTCATCGAGATACAGCCGCCGCCCAGGAGAGCGCAGGGAGATCCTTATGCCACGCCTGCCGAACTGATAGCAGACCTCAAGGCGCTCAGAGGGCAGCAGGCTGAGATGAGGACGCTCCTGAAGTCAGGCTATGACCTGGCGCGGGAGGCGGAGAAACAGGGTCTCACCGGGCCGGAGATGAAGGCAAGGGCAGAGGAGACGATACTGTCCGCAGGCGAAAAGATCAGGCCGCTGGAGGAGTATGTCGGCTCGGAGGATTTCACCGCATGGCAGAAGGCGGTAAGCGAAGGGCGAACAATCCAGCGCCAAACAGAACCTTTTAATAAGTGGTTTGGTCAGAGCAAGGTCGTTGATGAAAACGGCGAGCCTTTGGTGGTTTATCATGGGACGGTTTACGGAAAAGATATTGAGAAAATTGGACAATTTGATTCATCTAAACTAGGAACGAATACAAACGCCCAAAGCTCAAAAGAAGCCTTTTTCTTCGCGGCTGACCCGCTATCTGCTGAAGGGTATGCAAATAAAGATTACAATAAACCGCAGGAATTAAAAGAGGCCGAAGATGCATGGATTAAGTCGCTTGAAGAAGGAGGCGGTATTACCGGAGATGTTGAAATAGCGAAAAAGCTTGTTAGTTTAGAAGAAGAACATAAAAGCAGGGGATCGTCAATAATTCCTGTTTTTTTAAAAATGGATAATCCATTAGTTCACGATCAACGTAATCAAATTCCAAGGGATGAAAGTTATGTTGACTTAATTAAAAAAGCAAAGGAGAACGGTCACGACGGAGTAATAATTAAAAACACTTTTGACTCTCCAATTAGTGATACGATCTATGCTGTGTTCTCCCCTACTCAGATCAGATTCAAATTCGCAACCGAGCATCCGGACAGCGTCGCAGCGCAGGAGATGGTAAAGGCGGAAGTCACAAGGGCCGATGCGGATATAAAGGCCGAGACCGACCTCAACGAGATACCGGAATTCAGGCATGAGCTCGTTGACTTCGACACGCAGGAGCCGGTGGAGATGGCAGGGCCGAACGAACTCACGGCGCAATACTACGACGCCAACGGCAAGCCGCTGGAGACGATAGAGCAGAGGCGGGAGAGGCTTCTGAAGAAAGGGGCCAAGGGTAAAGGCATTGAAGACTGGATCAAGACAAAGGGCGGCGTCAACTATGCAAAGGAGGCGCTGAAGGGGGAACTCGACGCACTCAAGGAAAACGGCAGCAGGGTCCTCCTGAAAAAAGACGGCAAGGGCCGGACCCTTGACCAGCTCGCGTTGATGGCGAAGGAAGAGGGCTGGATAAAGGAGGCCACGCCGGAGGCGTTATTACGGGCGATTGAAGAGAAGGCAGCGCACCCCTCGGCTATCGAGGACCAGATCAGTGCACGGATGGAGGCGGAGGCAAGGACCCGGGACTCGGGACTCGGGACCGGCAAAGACAAGCCCAGCCCCTCTGAGGCCTTTGTGGAGGACTTCCTGGCGGGCGCAGGCGACGAGATACAGATCCCGGCAACGTTCATCGATGCAAACGGCAGAGAGGTGAAGGGCACGCTGAAGGATATGGTCGAAAACGCAAAGCTCGAAATGGAGGCGGTCAACGCCCATAAGGATACTTTTGAGCGCATAAGTAAATGCATACGGCAGGGCGGTTAAAACAATGTTGAATGTTGAATGAAGGAGTTTCCTTAATATTCAAAATACGTTTGTTACCCATTTTTTATTTTATTGGGTAGAAAAAAAAGACTTGACAACGTAACCTGCTTACGATAGAGTATAGATATGGAAACAAAAAATCATAAGACGGAGGAAAAGGAAATGAAAAAAGGCAAAGAGTACACAGCAAAGAAATTCGGGTGGGATGTGATCGCAAGAAAAACAGCAAAGGGCTGGATTGTTGATGTGCAATCACACGTAGGCTGGCAGAGGTATTTTCTGGCGGATGAAGATGCGGGGAAAAGCACCGAGCCGTTGGCAGATGATCAGGTTCGCAGACTTGGAGTATGGGCGCAGGAATCCGGGAAGAGATTGTGCATTCCGGCAAATAGGGGAACGGCAACGGTTGTGAAGGATGCATTCGGGAATGATATGCGGGTGAAGGTGTAATGGAAAAGGACATAAAAAAATACCTGGCTGAAATAGGGAGCAAGGGCGGGAGAAAATCCCGCCGCACCCTTTCCCCGGAGGATGCTAAGAAGATGGTTGAGGCGCGGGAGAAAAAGAAAAAGCAGAGGAAACCGAAGGATGGATAACATTTTCTTGAGCATCGGAGGTTTACATGGAGTGTCGTAAGGAAATCACGAAGGCCCTCGAAGGGATCATCTCACGGGGCGAGGTCGAAAAGATATTCGAGCGGATAGAGAAGGCCTACCGCGGACCAGGCAATGACGAGGGCATCCTGAAGATGGACGCCGAGACGTTCAAGGATTATGAAGAAAGGATCAAGGCCCTCTCACCGGAGGCCAGGACGCAGGAGATGGCGATGCGGACCTTCGAGCGGATACTCGAACAGAAGAAGAACAAGCTGGAGACCGCATACGCGCAGGCGGAGAAGTCGATCAACATAGACAAGACGATGTTAAGGTCAGTCAGGAACGGGGAGGCAAAGACCCACGTCGACGCCCTGCTAGAGCTCCTTGTCGGCAACATGAAGGGAAGGCAGAAGGCGCTCACCCTCGAAGGCAGGAAGAACGGCATCCTCTCGCTCGACATGGCCGAGATGAACGCGGCGTTTGACGAATACAGCAGCTTTTTCGGCTTCAAGTTCACGGAAGAGCAGGCGATGAACATTGCAAAGGAGATGGACGCAGCAGGCAGCACCGGCGACAAGGCGGCTGAGAAGCTGGTCAAGGCCTGGGACACGCACGCCACGCTCGCAAAGGACAGGAAGAACGAGTTGAAGGCGAATATCGGCCACCTCGAAGACTGGCGGCTCCCGCAATCCTGGGACCCTGCAGAGACAAAGAAGTTCGGGCTCGACAACGCAGAGAGGCGCACGCTCCTGAATCCGCTGGCAACAGACGCGCAGAAGAAGGAACTCTACAAAAAGGCGAAGACCGCTTGGGTAGACGAGGCCTTTCCCCGGATGAACCGGGAGAAGTACCAGCACCAGTCAGGCGACCGCTTTGACGATGAAGAGATGCGTGACGTGCTGAGTAAGACCTTTGACATCATCACCACGCGTGGCCTCTCGGCAGACCTGCAGTATGACCAGGCAGGCCAGATCGTCGGACTCGGCGGCACCAAGTCGCTGGCGCAGCAGCTTGCGGAGCACCGTTCGCTCCACTTCAAGACAGCGGTCGAGTGGCTGGAGTTCAACAAGCTCACCGGTACGAGTGACGTGCTCGGCATCATGCAGAAGGCGATCATCAAAAACGCAGGCGACACGGCCTTACTGGAAGTATTCGGGCCGAACCCGGTGAAGGGCTTCGAGACAGCCGTCACCCAGGCAAAGCATTACGACCGCTCGGACAAAGGGGCATGGAGGGCGCAGCTCTATTTCGACGAGATAGCGGGGGTTGCGAACCTGCCCGTATCCGACAAGGGAGATATCTTCGCAAGCTCGATGCTCGGGCTGAGGCAGTGGATGGTTGCCGCCAAGATGGGCTCGGTCCTGCTTTCGCAGGTGAACGACCTGGCGACCTACGCGGCGATCGCGCGGACGGACGGCCTCGGCGTCGGCAAGGCCCTCAAGCTGGCGATACAGGAACTTATGCCGCTCGGAGCAGAGGGCAAGAAGACGGCGGCGCAGCTCGGTATCGCCTCGCAGTCGATGATCAACGACGTGGCGATGCGGTACGGCGAGGGCGTCCAGGGGACTAAATTAACGAGCAGGTTCGCAAACGGGACCGTCAGGCTGGCAGGGATGACATGGTGGACGGACAGCATGAAGGCGGCCTACCAGAAGCTGATCGCGTTCCACGCGGCAGACGCGGCGACACATGGCATCACAGACCCTCACTTTAAGGCGATGCTTGAACGCTACGGCATCACCGATGCGGACTGGCAGATCATCCGCACAGCGCAGCAGGCAGACCTTTCCGGCCAGAAGATGCTCACGCCGATGGCGATCAAGAAGCTCGGCGACACGCCGGAGATCCGGGAGGCGGCGATCAAGTACAGCGCGATGCTCACCGAGGAGGCGGATATTGCCATCGTCTCGCCGGGAGTGCGCGAACGCGCCCTGATCAAGGACAGCACCAGGCCGGGGACGGCAGCAGGCGAATTCATGCGGACGACGGCCTTATTCAAGACCTTTACCCTGTCGCTTTCGACAAAGGTATTGCCGCGCGTCTTTGCGGCAGAGGGCACGAGGGGCTTCAGGGCAGGAGTGGCGGCGCAGTTCGCGGTGAGCATGATCGTGGCCGGCGGGATATCCTATCAACTCAAGCAGCTCGCCTTCGGGAGAAATCCGCGCGACATCACCACGCCTTCCTTTTGGCTGGCAGCAGCGGCCCAGTCCGGAGGCCTCGGCATCTTCGGCGATTTCATGTTCTCTGATTACAACCGCTTCGGCGGCGACCTCACCGCGACAATAGCAGGCCCTGTCGGATCGTTCGCGTCCGAGGCCGCAAAGCTGACCTTCGGCAACGCGCGCCAGGCGATCATGGGAAAGGAAACGAAGTTCGGGGCAGAGGCCTTCCAGTTCGTGAAGAACTACACGCCGCTGGTCAACCTCTGGTACACGCGGGCCGCGCTCGATCACCTGCTTTTATTTCAGGTGCAGGAGAGCATGAACCCCGGCTATCTCCGCAGGATGAGAAGACGCACCAAGCAGGAAAACAACCAGACCTATTACTGGGACCCGCAGGATAGGCTGCCCGAGGAGGCCCCGGATCTCGGGTATATGTTTGGAGGGAGTGAAAGATAATGTTAAGTGGTCGAGTAGAAAAATGGTTGAGTGGAAATGGCCACGACTCAACGACTCAACGACTCAACGCCGTTCCGTTCGGAGGAAGTAGTAGATAATGTCAAATAGTCAAGTAGTCAAGTGGTTGAGTGGGAAAGGCACAACTCAACGACTCAACGACTCAACGTTTTTGACCGCCCGAGAGGGCGATCTCTGTCCTTTATGCGGCTGTCCGGAGTATGAGCAGGAGCCGGGAGACTGGTGCAGGTGCCAAAAATGCTCGCACCGCTGGAGACCGCAGTAGTGGCGAGGGCGATACCAAAGCGGCCCTATATCAGTTTCAAGGCGTTCTTCCTGCTCTGGGCGGAATTCCAGGGGTGGAAGGTGCCGGCGTTCCATGAGACCATCTGCGACTGGCTGGAAAACAGGGGGCCTGAAGGTGTGCTGCAGGTCTTCAGGGGCGGCTCAAAGTCCACAATCCTGGGCGTTTACCAGTCCTGGCGGTTCAGAGAGGACTACCGCCACAGGATCATCGACCGCTCGGCAGACGACAGCACGGCTTCGAAGCTGACTGCGGACACGGAGCACATCCTGAGGATGCACCCGCTCTGCCGCGGCCTGTTGCCGAACCAGACAGGCGCCAAGCGGTTTAGCGTCATCGGCAACCCCGACAAGCGCAATGCGTCCCTGACTGCCTACGGCATTTTGTCTAACGCGACGTCATCCCGCGCGGACGAGATCATTAACGACGACGTTGAAGTCCCCGGCAACATCACGCCGGACAAACGCATTACCCTGCTGCAGCGGCTTCAGGAGGAAATCCATATTATCGTGCCGGGCGGCAAGATCCTGTACGTAGGCACGCCGCATACGCATGACAGCATTTATGACGACAAGATCAAAAACGGGTATGACAGCCTGACCATCCCGCTCTTCAGCCGGTATATCAGACATGAGGCGATCGGCGGCAGGGCCGAGTTCCATTTCGATTTTGATGAATCCGACCTCTACGTGATGATCGGCATCGGCAGAGGGGCGCGGGTGCTGGACCCTCATGAATATGAGCTTCAGCTCACGCCAGGAAGTAAAGGGGGATATGTGAGACTGTATGAGAGGCCGACAGAGGGCACGGTCATTGACATCGCCGCCGGCAATGTATGGGCTGAGCGGTTCACGCGGGAGGAGATCGGCAGGAAGCGCAAGGAATGCCGCACGCTCAATGCCTGGGACTCGCAGTACCGCTTAATAGCCAAGCCGGTGCATGAGGTGAGGCTGGACCCTGACCGGCTCCTGGTTTACGCCTCAAAGCCGGAGATCCGCTGCGCCAACAACGCCATTGCCATGATGCTGGAGGAGCATATACAACTGACCGGGGCGCGGGCCTGCTGGGACTGCTCCCTGGGCAAGGCCGACAGCGACGACAGCGCGTTTGCCGTAATGTTTCAGACCGAGACCGGGCACATGTACTGGCAGGTATTGGATGTCCTGATGGGTGAGGTCTTCGAGCAGTGCGCGGCGATCGTCGACCGGGTGATCGAATACCAACTGCCGTCCGTCACGATCAAGACCAAGGGCGTAGGCGGATTTCTGCCTGCAGTGCTCAGGCGCGTGTTGAAGGAGCGCGGCGTGCAGTGCGGCGTCGCAGAGATGGACGAGAAGGAGAACAAGGCGAACCGCATCCTGAAGGCGTTTGAGCCTGCGCTGTCCGGCCAGTTCCTGCACGTGCATGAATCTGTATTCGAAAACCTGGCGCCGCAGATGCGTGAGTGGATACCGTCAAAAATGAACCAGCCTGACGACCTGCTGGACGCGGGCGAGGGCTGCATCAGCATGCTGCCGGTGAAGATCGGCAAGGTGGTAAAGGATATAGGGGCGGGGAACATCCCGCAGGCGCAGCCACGGCAGGAGTGGCGGCAGTTCGGCGGCACGTATGAAGTTAAGGTTGACTACAACGGAAGGTAGAAAAGGAGGGCATTATGCCATTATTGGAACAAGAGACGTACATCAGCTACAACGCCAACGGGACGGTTCCCACGTTTGCATACCCGTTCAAGATCGTCGGGGCCGCAGACATCGTGGTGAAGGTCGCGGGAGTGGTCAAGACGCTTACCACGCATTACGCGCTATCGGGCATAGGCGCCGCAGGCGGCGGCAATGTCACCTTTGTGGTCAACCCAACCGGGACGGTTGAACTCTACCGGGAAGTGCCGTATAACCGCGAGACAGACTATGCCGAAAACGGGGACCTGATTGCGCAGACACTCGATGATGATCTGGACCGCATCGTCATGCAGACCCAGCAGCTCAAAAGGGATATAGACCGGGCGGTTGCCGTCCCGCATGGATGGACGGCAACCGGATTGGTCATGAGCACCGCCGCAGCAGCCAAAATGTATGTATGGGGGGAAATGTATGGGGATTTTAACACCCTTGGGCGGGTAACCCTTAAAAGTGCAACAGGGACGATCGTGAGCGTGTCACTTCCTGGCGTCTCCCCTGCGGTGACCGTTGATCTGGATGCTGCAATAGGGGCGAACGGCCCTGACGCTGCAGGGGTAAAAGGCGCGAGCAAATGGATTCATATCTGGCTGATCTACAATCCTGCGACCGGGGTACTGGCGGGTTTGGCCTCAGTATCCGCAACGGCGCCGACCTTACCCTCCGGCTACACCTATCAATTTTACGTCGGAGCAAACTGGCTGGACGGGGCAGAGACCTTTATCACCATTGAACAGAGAGACAACGTGGTTATGCGGGAGGATGCGCAGGCGGTGACGGATGGAGTCAGCACAGACTATCTGCCGGTAGATATAAAAAGCATTATCCCCCGGACGGCGAAGATGGTGAGCGGCTATGGATATGCCGATTATGCTTCTGCCGCCGGGGTAATCTATGTTGCCGCACACAATGGGATGTGTGCGCAGGCAATCGGAAAGGGGACCTCAGGGTATCCTGCAGCCTACGGCAGTTTCCGCGTGCCCGCCAAGTCTGAGATTATTGACACGACGCTGTACACAAAGCTGGCTTACAAGACGACAAACGCAGGCACAAAGGCGCAGATTTACGTGACCGGCTGGGAATACTGAAAATTAATGTCGGGGAAATGTCGGGACTTCGGCAGGCTTCCGGCCCTGAGCACAGCACCTAACACACTGATTTAACGGCATAATATTATGGTGACCATCTCGCTTGGGGTGCGAGTGGTCGACCGTTCAAATCGGTTCGCCCCGACCATATAAAGCCTTGCGGGGAGCCAATCCGCAGGGTTTTTTTATGTGCGGGGTTTGCGGGGGTGTCGGGACTTGTCGGGAGCGGGGCGGCAACTGGGGCCGATCTCCATTAAATGCACTGCTTTTTTCAGCTGCTCCTTGACGGCGTGGACGTAGCGCATGGTGGTGTCGATCGAGGCGTGGCCAAGCAGCTCCTGGACGGATTTGATATCGGCGCCGTGCATAAGGAGGTGCGTGGCGAAGGTGTGCCGGAGCATGTTGGGGGTGACGGGCCTCTTGATCTTGGCCGCGGCTGCGGCGGTGCGGAGCGCCCGGCGGGTGCTGAGCACGGGCCTTGCCGAGTCGGAAAATACCCAGCGGCGGTTTTTGAGGTCGATGCTCTTGAGGACGTCGACGGCGGTTTTGTTGAGCGGGACGGTGCGCTCCTGCTTTGTCTTGATGATGAAGTGGGGGGGCTTGGAGCGGACGCGGACGGAGGACATCTCCAAACTAATGTCGGCGGGTTGTAAATAGGCCAGCTCCTTCGGCCTGAGCCCCGTGGTGAGGCCGAAGAGGGTCCGCTTGAGTGCAAGGTCGTCCCTGAAGCCTGCGATGAATCTACGCAGTTCTGAGGGCGTGAGGAAGGCATGGGTTTTGGTGGCCTCGATGAGCATGGGGAAACGGAGCGGACGACGGGGACTGTAGTTGTAGACGGACTCTGCATGGCGGAGAATCTTGCGGAGCAGGGCCATATGGATGTTGACGGTGCGGTTGGCAAGGCCTGCTTTTTTCTGGATGGCCTGGAACTGCAGGAGCAGGTCGTTATTGATCTCTCCGATGAAGTGGAGGTCCCACCAGGGGCGCAGGTGCTTTTTGTAATCGGTATGCTCCAGCTCATAGGTGCGCGGGGAAAGGGTCGCCTTGCAGTGTTCGAGGTAGGCTTCGGCTGCAAGCGGAAAGGGGACCCTGGGGGCGTCGGACGGGAGGTCGAAGGTTTTCTTTTTAAAGCGGGTGATGAGCTCGGCCTCTGTCATGCGGGCCTGCTCGCGGTTGTCGCCGGCCTTGCGGTTGATGCGCCGCCCCCGGATGATGATGTCTATGTACCAGGAATTCCCCCGCCGGTAGATGGACATTAGTTATTTAACGTTTTTGTACACATCAGCGGCATCCATCATATCCTTTACAGTCTCATCTGCATCATGCTTGCATTGCTCCTGCAAGTACGTAATCAGCTTCTGTAATTGTGCCAGATCCCACATGAGTTTGCGATTATACTTCTGGTATATCTCCACGGCTTCAAACGTTTTATTCACTTCATCGATACAATTAGGATTCTTGCGACCCTTGCAGAGACTGAGGCGTATTTTGAGAACTTCATAATTATCGACAGCAGAGATCATCTTCTCACGATAATTGCAGATGCTCGCGGTTAACTGCTGTAATTTGCTTATCGAGTCCCCGCAGTTATCAAAAAGGGAAGAAGCTTCGACGGCTGCAGTAAGTCCGAGAATTAATATCACTGTCAATATAGTTCTCATTATCCCCTCCAGTTGTTCTTCCAGCTTAGGCGGACTTCTGGCGTTTCTTTTGCTTAGGCGCAGGAACGGCAGCGCGACGATTTTCCGGAAAGTCTCCACCCCGTATGACGCCTTTAAGCATGTTCTCAATATACGTCGTCGCTTCCGGATGTTCCTTGATGAAATCCTCTGTTTGCCTGAAGATATAGGTCAGTTCTCCATGGGCATGAGAAGCGCTGCTCTCTTCGCCGTAAAGCAACCACGCGGCACTGACACCAAGGTATTCTGCGAGGCGTTGCAGGTTCTTACCTTTGGGCTCTGTGCGGCCTTTGCGCCATGAGCGCACCGCGCCTTCGGAGATTTCGAGATCTCTCGCCATGCGATAATTTGTGACGCGCCGTTTAATGATCAGATCGTTCAGGCGGTCCATAAATGCACTCCTCGACATAGTGAAATAATACGATAATCAGCGTAATTATCAATACGGTAGAGATAATACGCTAAAAAACGTACAAAGAGACGATATTCCAGCAGTACCGGACAATAGATACGCTTGACAACGTACATATGTACGCAGTATGCTTTGAGACATGAGATCATGGCTGATCATGAAAAACAAAAATTGCGCCAGACGCATCAAGTCCCTACACGGGGAGGCCTGCAGAAGATACGATGGAGAAAAGTCGTCAGCCACGATCTCACTCCAAAGTACTGCAGGCCTTTTTATTTTCAGGGGCGGGGAAGCCCAGAGGACAGGCTCGGTGAATAACGTCACCGTAATGCAGGAAGGCTCGGCCTGCAACCCGCCATCAATGTGTTTCATTTATTTTTCTCATAGCTTTACCTTATTGAAAAATTTTTTGTCCTTCAATGAAAACAAAGTAAAACATCGTTTTACGGAGAGCTTATGTCAGAGAAATTAACAGAGATTTTTAATCTACGGATCACCCCGACACTAAAGGAAATGGTGGAGAAAATATCTAACGATGAGAAAAAAGAACTTAATCACCGTATCCGCGTAGAAATTGCCAGGGCTGTTCATCTCCATAAATTTGATCCAGATGTCTACCTTGAAGAGGAAAGCAATGCGTAAATACAATCAGCGTACGAAAACTTATCAATGTTGGAAACATATGCTTTCAAGATGTCTAAATCCGACCGATAAAAGTTATAAAAATTACGGCGGTAGGGGATTAACAATTTGTGACTCCTGGAATGATTTTAATAATTTCCTGCGTGATATGGGATTGACTCCAATTGGAAAAGAAATTGACCGCATTGACAATCATAAAGGCTACTCCCCTGAAAATTGTCGATGGGTTACTCGGACTGAAAACGCAAGAAATAGAAGATCAAATAGACTTCTTTCATACAATGGCGAGTCGATGTTACTGAGAGAATGGGCGAAAAAGATCGGCACAAGTGAGGGCAATCTTTACAAAAGGTTAAAAAACTGGTCATTAGAACGCGCACTTACCGCATGCGTCATGAAAAATAAATCACGTTTCGAGCCTGGAATGTATTCGGGTGAGGAAGAATGAAGGAGCGACCGATTTTATTTTCTACGCCGATGGTCCAGGCGATCCTCGACGGCAGAAAGACGCAGACGAGAAGGGTGATTAAGCCGCAGCCTGAGCTGATAGGGTTCAACGGCAACCCCGCCATGACATATTGCCCTAGTACGGGTCAAACATGGAATGCCAAAAATGGGAAATTCAGCCTTGATGGGGTACATTGGATTTTTAGTATTCCTGGAATGTCTACAGGCTCGTGGAAATGTCCATTCGGTTCTCCTGGTGATCGCCTGTGGGTGAGGGAGAGCGGGTGGATATCGAAGTCCGGAAATGTTTTTACTCCGAGTCTAGGGAATGCGCCGGCGCTGGAAAAGTCTGATTTCTTTTTTAAGCGTATCCCCTCTATCTTCATGCCTCGATGGGCCTCACGGATCGCTCTCGAAATCACCGATATCCGCGTCGAGAGGGTGCAGGAGATTACATGGGAAGACGCAAGAGATGAAGGGGTGATAGCGGAAAGAGGCAGAACATTAGTGAGTCTATATAAAGATTTGTGGGACTCGATCAATGCAAGGCGCGGCTTCGGGTGGGACGTTAACCCGTGGGTATGGGTGATTGAATTTAAAAGGCTCGCGGCATGAAAAAAGTTTTTCCCCAGGGCGTCCCGACCCCTCCTGGCGGGACGCCCCCCTCCTCTCCTGGATATCCGGAGCTCTGCAGGAAGATCGAGCAGGCGGAGGTGGTGAGGGAGTTTGAGGCGTGCAAGGTGTGGGCGGCGCATGTCTGGGAGCTGCTGAGGAAGAGGAGGCTGAAGCGCATGCGGTACCGGGCGGGGATGAAGAGGAAGGCAGGAAACAAATGTTGAATGTTGAATGCAGGATGTTGAATAGGGGGAAGGCATGACACGGTGCGGGTGCGGCAGGCAGACGAACAACGGCAGCGGGGTGTGCATCATCTGCGAGAAGTTCAATGTCCTGAACGAAACGGTGGCACACACAAACGGCAAAGTAAAGAGTTCACTGAGTAAGGAGAAGGAGGAGAAGATGGCGATAGGATGCAAGAACGAGATTGAAGGGAAACCATGCGGCAGGCCGGTACAGAAGGAGGGGCTCTGTTATGCGTGCTACACGAAGGTCCACGGCAAGGCGCCGTATGGCAAGGCGACGGCGACGGTGGAAAAGAAGGGGAAGCTCTCAGCAATCAACAAGCAGCCGTCAGTTTTGAAGGCGAAAGGCCAGGCAGCCGTCAAGCCGGAGAAGTATCAGCCCGACATAATTGAAAAACTGCTGATGAGAAAGGATGAACTTCAGGGGGAGATTATTGCGATCGATCTTGCCATTTTGACTATCGGCAAGCTGGAGGGGAGGGCATTATGAACAAGGGGTTGACGAATTATTACAGGGTCAGGCGGGCTGTGCTGAACAGGCAGGTGGTGTTGGTTTTGTCGTTGCTGTTTCTGCTGCTGTCGCACCTGATTGTCTACGCCTGGGGCCGGGCCGACGGCTGGGACAGGGGAGAGTATTTCACGGAGAAGAACATCGAGGCGGCGCTGGTGGAGGCGATTGCGGACGGGAGGAATTTTAATCTGCATAACATCGACGTGACGTTTTACCCTCGGGAGGATGGCGGGGCGATGGTGAAAAGGCAATGACGAGCATGGGTAGGCTGGTCCTTGGGTTTGTGGGGCCCTCGGGGGTGGGGAAGACTACGGCGGCGGAGCATCTGACGCGGACGCAGGGGTTTACCCGGCTGTCGTTTGCGACGCCGCTGAAGATGCTGTTGATAAACGAGCTGCGCTGCACG